TTTATCGTGGTTTCTCACCACCACTGTTGGTTTGTACAAGGGTGCGTTGCCTTCGGGTGCTGGCGCAAAGATTTACGACGCTAAGGCTAGTACTGCCCGTAGTCTTGTACGTTGGGTTAAGTCCCGTCTGGTTTACGTGTGCGACAATGAGTTGCATGAGGTGACTGACTTGTCACCCGCCACCGTCGTTCACCCACCCGTTTTCTACACTCACCCTAGCACCGACTGGGTGTGGAATGACGTGTCTGAAGGGCCAACGAGTATTTACTTGTCTGGCTACGCCAACGACGTGTCTTCTATTTACCGTGTCGCTATTGCTACGACCTCCACCACTGTGACGTTGGAGCAACCTATCGTCGTGGCTGAGATGCCTCGCGGTGAATCAGCGAACTCGTTGTACTCCTACTTGGGTACGTTCCTTATCGTGGGTACCTCTAAGGGTGCCCGTGTTGCGGCGATGGATGTTAATGGTTCTTTGAACCTTGGGCCTTTGACGGTTGAGTCTGTTGATGGTTGCACGGACGCTGTTGCTATTGGTTCGTTTGTGTTTGTGACTGTCGGGTCGAAGTCTTCTTCTGGTGACCGTGTAAACAGGGCGGGGTTGTGGCGTATTAACCTTGGTCAAACTATTAACAACACCCAGTTGTTGTTTGCTTCGGCAGCGGATCTTACCACGAATACTACTGTTACTGGTAAGGCCACTCAGGTCACGTTTGCTGGGGATAAGTTGTGGTTTAGTGTGAACACGCAGGGCGTGTATAAGGAAGCGGCAACGTTTGTTCCTACTGGATGGGTTGAGACTGGGCGTATCCGTTTGGGTACGTTGGAGTCGAAGGCTTGGCGTGACTTAAGGTTGCTGGCTGAGAGTGAGAGTGCCGGTAGTGTTACTGCTTACGCTAACGCTGCTGGTTCTACGGCACCGTCCACGTGGGATCAAGTGATTTCTGTTAACGGTACTGTCACTGACTCGGTGGGTCAGTTGAACGTTGTTGCACCGGGTCCTGTCGCTAACTTGTTTGTTGCTTTCGAGTTGGAGTCTAACGATGATCGTTCTCTTTCCGCTGAGATGATAGGTTTTCAGGTTCGCGCTATCCCTGCCCCTCGCAGGGCAGAGTTGCTGTCTGTGCCGTTGATGTGTTTCGATTTTGAGACTGACCGTAAGGGTCAAGCGTACGGTTCGGTTGGTTTGTCGTGGGCTAGGTTCAGTGTGTTGAAAGAGTTGGAGTCCACTTCGGCTACGATCCGTTGGACGGATCACACTACGGGTGAGGTGGCTGAGGGTTACGTGGAGAAAGTATCCATGAACAGGATCACCCCGCCGTCTAAAGGTTTGAAGGGTGAGAACATTGGTGGTCTTGTGACGGTGCTTCTACGGCTGTCGTAAGGGGCGTGAGGTGCCCCTATATGGAGTTTTAAGGGCACTCTGACCACTCCCACAGGGGTCCCGGGTCATATCCTATCAACCTTGTTTCGTTAGCCTCTAAGGTGCCTTAAATCTTAATGCTCACTTCCTGTTTATCCTCACTAAAAGGTGAGGTTTAATAAAAACATTCATCTCATTCGGCGTGTCAGGTTGACAAGCCACAAAACTCGTACTTAAACTGGAGTCCGTAAGGACGGCAACCGGAAGTAACCTAACCGTTCGTCGCAGCCCCACAGAGGGCTGCTCCTCACCTGTTAAACACCGGGTACTCAGTCGTCGCTTCGCTCCTCCTTCGTGTACTGTTAAACATTCTACGCCAATGCAAAAGATTCACCCCTCGTTTCTCCCCAACCGGAGTTACGGGGGGTTCTTTTTTGTGTCCAAAACCGGCGTGTCTAACTGGCAACTAACAACTTTATGTTGTATGTTGCTCTTGTGAATAAAATACCAGAATATATCTCGTACTCCGGGATGACCACGTTCAACGATTGCGGGGAGAAGTACAGGCTCACCCGTGTAGAGAAAGTAGATGAAGGTAACGCTTACTTCTTCGCCGGGGGAACATCCGTTCACTCCGCATGTGACTCCGTAGACTACGCACTACTGGGGGTGGCAGAATGACCGACGCCCTATCAGCAGGCATATCCACGTTCAACAAAACCTTCGAGACACTACTCACCGAAGGAGGTGACCGACCGTGGAGGGCAGGTGGCCGCAAAAGCAAGGCACTACCCAACAAGGAAGACGCCGACTGGTGGAGGGCTAACGGCCCACTGATGGTGGGTAACTATGTCAGGTGGAGGCAACTCAACCCGAACATAGAAGTATGGACGGCACCCAACGGTAAACCAGCCATTGAAATAGGTATCGAAGCGATGCTACCCAACGAAACAATGTTGAAGTCCTACATTGACCGTGTGTTCCAAGACAAAACCACTGGTGAACTACTCATCGTAGACCTTAAGACAGGGCAACCACCGAAGTCGTCACTACAACTAGGCGTGTACCGTTTAGCGATACGTGAAATGTTTGATATAGATATTCGTTACGGTGCCTACTGGATGGGTCGTGAAGGAACACTCACACAACCAAGTGACCTTGACATGTTCCCACCCGAAATGGTTTCCCGTTTCATGCGGGACACGTACAAGATCATTAAGCAAGGGATCTTTCTCCCCAACGTTGGGATGGGTTGCTCGTGGTGTGGCGTGTCGGATCACTGCTACACTCAAAACCCCGCTATCGTTCCACCCGTATTGGAAAACGACATTAAGGAAGTGACAGCATGACCGCATCGAAAGACACACTAGTTCAAGTAAACTTCAAGACACGATCCGGCACGTTAATTAACGTGTACGGTAACGATGAGCCTTCGTTTGATCTTGGCTTAGCAATCATCCAAGACCGTATCGCTACGTTCACGGAGATTGAACAGCAACTATCAGGTGCCGGTGTTGTTGGTGAACAGGTGGCGTTAGCGTCTGTGCAACCACCAGCAGCAGCAGGTGTACCTGACGTGGCACCAGCAGCACCACCCGCTGCATCATGGGGTCAACCACCAGCACCGGCAGCAGCGTTCACGGCAGGTGCAGTACGACAGTGTGCACACGGTGCCATGACAGCGCGTAGTGGTACGAGTGCCCGTGGACCGTGGAAGGCGTACATGTGCCCGACACCTAAGGGTACACCGGGTCAATGTGCAGCACAGTTCCTTGACAACAAGAGCGCCGAATGGAACACGTTCGCTGCGTAACTAAACTTAGTGTGGGCAGGTTGACAGGGAAGCAGTCTGTCCACACTAACACCCTTTCCCTGAAGGAGAAACATGAGAACACTTGATCGTGCAGTACGCTCACTTGACAAAGGTGGTGCAGCATTACACTTACCGTTCCGTTCATGGGCAGACAAACATATAAGTATCCGTCGTGGTGAAGTATCCATGATCGCAGGTCCACCCGGTGCAGGTAAATCCACCGTGGCCCTAGCCCTCGCACTCAAAACACAAGTGCCAACCCTATACGCTAGTGCTGACAGTCACGAATCCACCATGGCAATCCGATCCGTATCCATGATAACAGGGATGCCACAATCCGAAGTCGAATCCCGCATGATGATGGACGTTGACTGGGCTAGTGGATTACTGAGGCAGTACGCTGGTCACATCAAATGGATGTTCGATGCCAGCCCCACGTTGGGTGACCTTGAAGATGAGATCAACGTGTACCGTGAACTGTACGGTTCCGACCCCGAACTTGTAGTAGTAGACAACGCCGTAGATATTACTCACGAGAGTGGTGACGAGTTCGGTTCGTTGCGTTCACTGATGCGTGAAGTTAAATGGTGGGCACGTGAAATGAACTCAGCCTTCCTCATCCTGCATCACACTAGCGAATCGTACAACAGCAACCCTTGCCCACCACGGGCAGCGTTGCACGGAAAGATCTCACAAATACCCTCACTGATCCTTACCCTGTCATCCGAACAGCCGGGACTCATGGCCGTTGCACCAGTAAAGAACCGTTACGGGCCAGCGGATGCCACGGGTGGCACGGCAGTGTGGATGAACTACTCGCCAGAGTCAATGCTGCTGAGGGACATGGAATGAGAGTGGGGAGCTTGTTCACGGGTTACGGTGGCCTGGACATGGCTGTTGGTGGGGAACTCGCATGGTACTCGGAGATTGAACCGGCAGCATGTCAAGTACTCGCAGCACATTACCCTGATGTACCTAACCTTGGCGACATGACCAAGATTGATTGGTTAACAGTCCCACCCGTAGACATGCTTATCGGGGGTTACCCATGTCAGCCATTTTCACACGCAGGAAACAGGAAAGGTAAAGATGATGAACGACACCTCTGGCCCTATGTTCGAGACGCCATTGATGCGCTTCGACCAAGATACGCAATCCTGGAGAACGTCGGAGGCCACCTCACTTTGGGATTTGCCGATGTCCTCTCCGACCTTGCCAGCATCGGGTTCGATGCGGAGTGGGGAACTTTACGCGCGTCCGATGTTGGAGCGCCCCACCAGCGCAACCGGCTCTTCATCGTTGCCTACGCCAACCGCCCGCGACTATAAAGACACGACGGTTCGCATGGAGCCGCACCGCCCGAACGACACTGACACGATTAACAGGGCGCTGGCAAGCATTACAACAACCGCAACCAAGTGGGGCAAGTACGAGCCGGCAATCCGACGCTGGGAAAACCTCACACGCGAAGTCCCAGAGCCAACCGTCCCACACAAAGACAAGCGTAGATTAAACCCCGTGTTTGTGGAATGGATGATGGGTTTACCGGAAGGGCACGTTACAGGTCACGGGCTTACCCCGGCGAAAGAGTTGAAGATGCTAGGTAACGGTGTAGTGCCACAGCAGGCTCGTGTCGCCGTCAATCAACTGATGGGGAGGGTGGGTAATGTCGGCAGCAAACAAAGCTAAAGGGTCAAAATGGGAGATAGACATTGAGAACTACCTGAACGATGTTGGTATCAAGGCACGACGCCTACCCCGTGCCGGGGCGAAAGACATTGGCGACGTTGCTATCACACTCAAGTCGGACAAGGTGATTGTTGTTGAGGCAAAGAACGTGGCATCGGTGACGTTGAAAGAGTTCCTGCGACAGGCCGAAGTAGAAGCAGACAACTATGAGGCTAAGTACAAAAACGTGTGCTACCCTGTTGTCATGGTTAAAGCACGTCAACAAAGCGTTGGTGAAGGTCGCGTCATTATGACGTTGGACACGCTACTCAACCTACTGAAATGGGAGGGCTTGTCGTGACTGACGCTAGGTTCCCCATATGGCCCGTGCTAGAACACTACGGGTGGACGTTACCGTCACCGCGTGGAGTGTGGCAGACAGTAAAGTGTGGGGCACACGACGACAGTCACATGTCCTGCCGTGTCAGCGAAGACGCAGGTCAAGTTAAATGTTTAGCATGCGGATTCTCCGGCGACGCTATCGCAGTCGTTCAACACTACGAACAGTTAGGATTCAAAGATGCTCTCGTTAGATGCGAAGAACTTACTGGAACAAGCGACAGCAACGTACGAAACACAAGTGGATCAGGTC